CCTCGATCACGGACACATCAGGAGTCATAGGCTCATAATGCAGGTTGAAACCCTGTCCATCCTCGATGACTTCGTTGGCAGCAACAAAGAATTCCGAGAGGAACTCATTGAGTCCCGAGCCAATGAGCTTGTTGAAGTCGGGGTTGCCCTCGACCAGCTCCAGTCCCACCTTCTGATCCGCAGCCTCGAACAGCGCCATGGCGATCTCATGATTCGGGACGAGGTGCTTGTCCTTGGTCAGGTAGTCGCGCGAGGTAGCTGTCCCCGACTGGAGACGCACCCGTCGCACTGCAATGGACCCCGATCGGTCCATGTAGTGACTGTAGACCAGAGGCTGACCATTGAGGTACAGCATCCAGTCGTGAGGCACTCGACCGATCTTCTGAAGCATCGTAGCGCAAAGTGCCTTCTGCTCAGACGACATGTTGCGAGCACGAGGCTTGCGTCCAAGCAGCAGGAACGGATCACGCTTCAGGTCCCGGATCGATTTCACGCCCTCCGCTTTAACGATCTCAGCGGCGCTCTTGAAATGGTCCGAGGCTGCTGCAAAGATCGGATCAAACAGGTAGACATGCTTGATGGTGCGATCTGTGCAACGCTTCAGGAAGGATTTGACTTTGTTCGCGTTAGCCATAGTAGTTCTCCGTAGTCTCTCGGTCGTGCCGAGTCTGCGTGCCGTAGTGATGTCCTACGCCGCTGTTGCACCCGCCCTGATGAGCAAGTACTGGGATCGAGGCTTTTTGGCCCCCCCTTTTTGGGGCCAAAAAATGAGATGAACACGCCCTGCAGAACACGCCCTACAGCAGGGGATCCGAAGGGGCAGCATGCACCTTCGCTAGCCACTACCCGTGAGTACTGGTCAGAGGGAATCAGGTGCCACTGAAGCCCAGAAGCAGGCTTCAGTGGCGCATTTTCCGCGCTACACGGATCAAGATCCGTGAGCCGCAGATACATAACTACGGTTATGTATCTCAGCAGGACAGAAAAGGTGTCATTCCTGCGGAATGACTCGTTATTCAGTCCCGCTACCTCCTATGGGTCCCATAGGCCCCATAGTCGTCCGCGGGCTGGTGTTGTTAATAATAGAGTCGTAGAAAAATATTCTGCAAAATTTGGACTTTCCTATACAATCAATGCTACTGTATGGCCGTACTTGAATGGAATCCTCGCCCGAAATGTCCTGTTTGCTCCTCTAGACACAGGTTATCCATAGATAAATGGGTAATTTTTTCGTCATTAAAGGAGAGTAGGATACAATCGATAGCCAAGATTCTAGGAATTAAAGAGAGTGCAATGAATAAACACCTTGAACATATTGGCGGGGACCTGACCGGTGCCGAGGATTACGGCAAACGTTTGCTAGATTCTTTGGAAGTAGCCCTTCAGGATTGCCGAGACATTGTTCAAGATGCACGGGGAGACGGGTCATACTCCGCGGCAGTCAATGGGATTAAGGCAATTGCTACGTTGGTAGAGACTCAGGCTAAGCTTGTTGGCTTAGCCAACTCCTCGAAGCAGAAAAGCGTTACAGTAAGCCTTGCTTTGCCTGAAGGTGAAGTCGCTAAACTCGCTAACGACTATAAGACTACGGTGGAGATTGATGGCGAGTGAATCCGAGTTCCAAGCAGCGTTGGAGTTCTCAAGAAACAGTGTCGCTGCCTACGCCAGACTCATGTGGCCCGCGTTTGAAAACCCGAAGCACATTCAATTTCTTTCAAAAGTTATGCATGAAGTTGAGTCGGGGAAGCGCGATCGAATCATTATTACGCTTCCTCCTCGCCACGGTAAATCAAATCTTTGTAGTCAGTTTTTCCCTGCTTGGTATCTTGGTCGTCATCCCGACCACTTTGTTATTAGCAGCAGCTATGCTCAGCATTTGGCAGATGATTTCGGTCGTAAGGTACGAAATCTACTTACGGATCCTATGCACCGTCAGGTATTTCCGGATTCGGTGATTTCCGAAGACTCCGCGTCGGTACAGAAGCTAGCTATGACCAAGAACGGCGGATACTACGCCATTGGTCGCGGTGGATCTATCACGGGTCGCGGAGGACACCTCATTATTATTGATGACCCGCTAAAGGATCGCGCAGAAGCAAACAGCGATACAACGCGGCGCATGTTGCAGGAATGGTTTCAATCGGTTGTCTATACCCGGCTTATGGTCGGCGGCAAGATTCTAGTCATTCAAACGCGGTGGCACGAAGACGATTTAGCGGGTTGGCTACTCCGCGAACACATGGACGATGGCTGGGAACTGGTAAACATGCCAGCGATTGCGGAAGATGATGAGGAGTGGCGGAAACAAGGTGAGGCTCTTTGGCCCGACCGGTACCCGTTAGAGTTGCCTGCTGGTGCCAAAGGTATGAGCCTTGAGCGTATTCGTCGCGCTATTGGTACTGTAGATTTTCAGTCTTTGTATCAGCAGAGAACTGGATTCCGTGACGGTAACGATTTCAAAGCATCGTGGTTTGATGACAGTAAGTTTGTAAAAGCAGATACAAATGCGATGACCAAATATATTTTGGTCGATCCTGCCAACAATAAAACTAAGACTTCAGACTACACAGCCATGATTGTCGTGGGCCTTAATCACGACAGGAATGTGTATCTTCTGGATATTGTAAGAGACAAGCTGTCTTTGACAGAGCGAGCGGAGAAGCTATTTCGCCTTCACCGTAAATGGAAGCCCCGTAGTGTAATCTACGAGCAATACGGGGCGCAGGCAGATCGAGCTTATTTTGAAGAGAAGATGGACCAGTTGTCTTACCGGTTCAGAATCCAGAGCGTTGGTGGCAAGGTAAAGAAGGAAGACCGGATCAGGCGTCTTGTTCCGTGGTTTGAGAACGGCAGGATTTATACGCCAGAGAATCTGTGGTATACGGAAAGCCATGAAATGCGGGAAGTAGATCTTATTAAGACTCTACGTAACGAAGAGTACTTGGCGTTTCCCAGTTCAGTTCATGACGACATGATGGATGCGTTCTCTAGGTTTCTAGACCCGGAGGTACATTTGGATTGGCCTATGACTACAGAAGAGTTGGAAAACGAAGACTATAGCGTATCCGGCGATGACGGCGGCTGGATGAGTGCGTAACAATGGAAAAGCAAACGATTACTACAGCGCAGAAGAAAGCTAGGCAAATGAATATTGCGAAGGCCCGCGAAGCACGAACCGAGAAAGCTGAAACACGCAGAGGAGTTCTTGCTGCAGATCAACAGAAGCTTCGTGAAGTGGCGACCGTGGTCCATCGTCTGCTGAAGAAAGTATCTACTACCTACGGCAACGGTGGAATTGATAAGCGTTTTTGTTTGGGGTGTGAGGAACAGTTTATCGATTTGGTACCCAATGCTTGTGCGTGTCAGGATGCTTGGAAGTTTGTAGAATCGGTGCAGGAGACTTTGGGCGATGGCTGACGAAAAGAAAAAAGACAAGAAGTCCTTGAAAGAGTTGGATCTGATTAAGACAATCGGAGCCAATCTTAAAGGGGCAATTGACCAACAGACTGACTGGCGCAAAGAGTCGGAACAGTGCGACAACTTTGTTGCAGGTCATCAGTGGGAAAACGAAGACATCAGCCGTATGCGCGAGGCGCAGAAGCCGGCGATTACTTACAATCGTATTCAGCCGATGGTTAATGCCATTGTTGGCACCGAGATTCAGAATCGTCAGAAGATGATTTTCGTTCCTCGGCACCCCACTAACGAGGAAGCTTCGGGTGCTTCTGATCTGGCAACGGAAGCGTTCATGTGGGCACTGGATCAGTGCAACGGTGAGTACGAGAGAACTCAGGCTTTCCGTGACATGATTATCCGTGGCATCGGTTGGATGTCTACCCGCATGGATTACTCGGAAGACATCGACGGCAAGGTCATGCTTGAGCGCGTGGACGGGATGGAGATGTACTACGATCCCGATGCCCGCAAACAGAATCTTGAAGATGCTAATTGGGTGGCCCGTCAGCGAGTTATGAAGATGTCCGAAGTCGCGACGATCTGGCCCGACAAGGTAGACGCGATTAAAGCTGCAGCCGACAACGACGATACGCTCAGTGTGTTTGGTGGGGGCCGTGGTATTCAGCCCAACGTAATTCGCAACAAGGTACCCCAGACTCCGTTTGGAATGTCGTACTCCGAGTACACTCCGGGTGGTCCACAAGTAGAAGATGTTACGACTAAGGGAGTTAGCTCTTACGGTACACAGGATCGTAAGGTTCCGGAGCGTGATCCATTTCGTCAGGGGTATGTCAGTATCACTGAATATCAGTGGCGGGAGAAGCATACGATTTACCGCGTGCTGGAACCCAACGGGAACATCAGTACGCTGACGGACGAAGAGTACAAAGTACTTAAGAAAAGGGTCAAAAATCTAGAGAAACAGGGCAAGGTTGTTGAGCAGTACAAATACAAATACCACCGCGTATTTTTCTGCAACAACATGATCCTTCAGGAAGATGATTTGCCGTTCGATCGGTTCACGTATCAGGCTATGACTTGTTACTGGGACACCAAGGAAAAAGTCTACTACGGCTTGGTCCGGGCCATGATTGATCCGCAGAAGGGTGCAAACAAGTATTTCTCTCTTGGAGTGCATCTGTTTAGTGTGTCGCCCAAAGGTACGATGCTGGCGGAGAGTGGGGCGTTCATGAACCCCAACAAGGTGGCGAATGACTGGGCTAAACCCGGTGCAATCATCCACCTTAAGCCCGGTGCCTTGGCGCAGTCGATGGTGAAAGTTGAGCCAGCTCCTGCTTTCCCTCAAGCTGCCACGACAATGATTCAATATAGTATTGAATCGTTGCGCGATGTGACCGGCATCAACATGGAGATGTTGGGTCAGTCCGAAGGGGCAGAACCCGGCACTGCAATTGAGAAGCGACAGATCCAAGGACTCACAATTATGAGTCCTATCTTTAATGCTTACACTCGCTACCGTGAGACAGAAGCGCGGTTGATTCTTGATTACTTGAAAAAGTTTTTGACAGACGGTCGTTGGATTAGAATCGGCGGTCCATACAATAGTCAGTACCTGCAGCTTGTCATGGATGACATGGCTGAGACTTATGACTTGATGTTGGACGATGCGCCGACTGATCCGAACCAGAAAGCAAAGGTATGGGAGCAGTTGCAGCCACTCATGCCGATGTTGGTACGTCAGGGTGTTTTCCCGATGGCACTTCTAGATTACGCTCCGCTCCCTGCCAGTGTTGTTTCGGCAGTTAAGCGTGAGATGGAAGGCATGAAGGAACAGCAGTCTCAGGAATCTCAGCAGCAGATTCCAGAGAAAGATCAGAACCCCGAATTTATTCAGGCCGAGATCGATTACAAGAAGAGTCAAGCGGAGCTTTCTCGCGCACGCGCACAAGCGCTACTGCGTGAGTCTAACCTTGATGTGGCAACGCAGGCGCAGACTTTGGCGCTCCGCGAAGAAGATGCAGAAATTCAACGTCGTTATGGTGACGACAATAGTGCGGATCAGATGACAAAGATTACCCGTCTTCAGTCTGCGAAAGTGAGTGGATAAATGCCAATGTTGATTGTAGACGGGCAACTGGCTGATCAGTTCCCGTATGACGAAAATGGTTTGATGCAGGCTGTACAGTCTTATGCCCAAGCTAAGTCTAGTGGAGCAGAAGTAGATCTTGTAATTGATGCAGCTTCCATTACGCCAGAACTTAGTGGAGTTATGGAGCAGATCGGTCCTTTCCTTATGCCTTGGGAAGGTAATCCTGAGATGCTGGAAGTTAATGTAGAAGAGTTGGCATCTGTTGGTCAGCAGCAAGCTGCTCAGATGCAGGGTGCTGGTGGTCCTCCGATGCCTCCGGGTCCAATGCCTCCGGGCGCAAATGTTCCGGGTGCTGGTATGCCCCCACCTCCGGGTGCTGGTATGCCGCCTCCGGGTGGACCGGGGGGACCTCCTCCGCCTCCGGGTGCGATGCCTCCACCTCCTACTGGGGGTGATCCGATGCAGGCCGCAGGGGGTCCCCCGCAGGAACAACAACTATCCGAACAAATGGTGCAGCGTGCTTCGCGCAGCATTAAGCCTCAAGGGAAAGGTAGGATGCCAGTATGAAAAAGTACTACAAGCTGGACGTAGAGAAGTACCTTCAGGAAACTGAGAACAACAAAATCTTCAACAAAAAGGATAATAAGTAATGGGCTTTTTCGACGATGAGCAACCTGCAGTGGAATCTAATGAAGCTGATCTTTCAGGGCCGGTTCCGCACGAAGGAGGAGATTCGGAGTTTTTTGCTGCGAATCAAGAGGAAGAACCCGTACAGGAAGAAGCTGTAGCAGAAGAAGCTTCTTTTCAGAATACGGATGTATTTGCTGAAGCCGAAGTAAATACCGCACCCGAAGAACCCAAGACTAGTCAGGTTCCTATTGCTGACTTGCTGCTGGAGCGCCGTCGCCGCCAGCAGATTGAGACTGACCTACAGGAACAGAAGCAGACCTTGGCTGTAATGAACGAGCGTATTATGAACGCTCAGCGCATGCAGCAGATGCAGCAGGCGCAGGAAATGCGCCAGCGTCAGTTGGAAGAGAATCCGCCGCCCGATCCGGAAGAAGACCCGATTGGTGCTGCGAACTACAAGATTCAGCAGCTTGAAGGACAGCTTCGTAACGTCGCCCGGACCACGGCTCAGCAGCAGCAAATGGCTCAGCAGCAGGCTCAGAACCAAGAGCAGGAAGCCGTGCTGAACGATATTGTCCAGCAGTCGCAGAATCTCCAGCAGCAGTTTGTCCAGTCAACTCCTGACTACTGGGATGCTTTCCAGCATCTTATCGATACTCGTACCACGGAGCTTAAGACCATGGGCTACGATGGTGCGAACCTCACGCAGATCATTGACAACGAAAAGGGCATGATTGTTAATAGCTGCATTGAACGGGATGCTAGAGGCAATATGGCGGGGTGGAAGCAGAACCCGGCTGAGGTTGCGTATAACCTAGCTCGTCAACGTGGGTATGTGGATGCAGCTACTCGTCAAGCTCACGAGCAGGCACAGCAGCAGGCGGCTCAGGAAGCTCAGCCCGTGGTCCGTGAACCGGTAGAAGTTCCGGGTAATCAGCGTATGGATATGATGAATCAAGGCGTTCAGGCAGCACGTAGTGCCAGCGACCTTGGCTCAACGGCCAACCGAGGAGTGCTTACTTTGGACCAGATTGCGGATATGTCAGATGCCCAATTTGAGCAGTTCCAAAGGGATAATCCGGGTATTGTTGACTCGATGCTGGGAAATTGATACTGTAGCAGACGAAATTCGCCGTGGTTCGGGGCGTGTGCCGAACCTGCTTCAGTCCGCGTAGAGACTGTTTCGCTGATTATCGAGGCGTAATTCGGTATCACTTGGGCGGTGATGGAGTCCTAGTGTCGGTCCCGACCACAAAATAAATTCTAACCTAAATTAAAGGAGCCTTATTATGGCTACGGATAGCGGAAATCCGCAATACACCTATGGTGTGAACGATGCGCTCGCCGTCAAGATTTGGGCCAAGAAGCTTTTTGTGGAAGCTCTGAAACAGACTCTCCTCGACAAGTTCATTGGCACAGGCAATGACGCAGCGATTCAGGTAAAAGACGATCTCTCGAAAACCTCCGGTGACAAGCTCACCTACGGTCTTCGCATGCAGCTTGGTGGCGATGGTGTCATTGGCGACTCGACCCTTGAAGGGAACGAGGAAGCCCTGACCACGTACACCGACAGCATCTACATCGACCAGCTCCGCCACGCGGTTAAGGTCGTGGGCAACATGTCGCAGCAGCGTGTCAACTTTGACATTCGCGCTGAAGCGCAGAGTGGCCTTGTCGATTGGTGGGCAGACCGCCTCGACGGGAACTACATCAACCAGCTTTCTGGCAACCGTTACGCTCAGCTTCGCAGCGATTTGTCGGTTAGCAACTTTGCCATTACGGGCATGAACTCGGTTGAGAGTATTTACACGCAGGAGCAAAACGCTCCTTCGACTGGAGGAGTTCAGGTTCCTCTTCTTGAGGATCGTGGGGTTATTCCGCAGTCTTACGGAACGACCAGTTCGGCCGGTACAGCTGTTGCTATTACGGCATCTTCGGATACTGCCGATTCGGGTTGGTCCCGATGGGAACAGAATATTGTTCAGTCGCAGGCTTGCTACGCTGATAACGATGCTAATGGCAAAGCGCAGTACTTCCGATTGTCCATGCTGGACGCGGCTGTTGTCAAAGCCCGCACGATGCAGACGGCTATTCGCCCGATCAAGGTCAACGGCATGGAAGTGTACGTTGCGATCCTGCATCCGTATCAGGTCCTCGATCTGCGACGGAACACCAACAATGGTCAGTGGATGGACATCCAGAAGTCGGCCATGATGGGTGGACAGATCACCAACAACCCGATCTTCACTGGCGCGGTTGGCATGTACAACGGTGTGATCATTCACGAAGACGCTCGTATTCCTCGGGCGGGTTCGGGTACCAAGACTGATCTTGGTAACGCAACTACTTACAAAGACGTTTGCCGAGGCATCTTCTTCGGTGCGCAGGCCGGTTGTGTGGCCTTCGGTCGTTCCTACGGTCTGACCGGAAGCAACGTCAAATACAAGTGGACGGAAGTTCTTAACGACTACGAGAACCAGTTGGGCGTTTCGGCGGCTCTGGTTTACGGTTGTAAGAAGACTGTCTTTAACAGCAAGGATTTTG